CCCCACTGATTAGCCATTGCTAATGCAATACCTTCAAAGAATCTAGCTCTATTCTTTTGTCTTTCCTTACCACCTTTATTAAACCAGTTGCCTGGTATCTTAGTGCTTTGACGTATATCTACTATAGTTGTAGGTTTTAATTTAGGTAAATTTTTTAACCATAAACAAGTTCTTTTTTGTATTGGATGGCCATGCTCGTATGGCTGTATGATCTGACTATATTTTGGTAGTTCAAATATTTTTGATGGGATAGGATTCTCTACACATATTTTATCTATGTTTGCATCATGTAATGCCATAAAAAACTTTTTACCTTCTAATCCTAATTTTAATCTATCTTTATTTAATTTTCCTTTTGGATATAAAAATCTAGCTCCTGCGTTTGATAAATAAGTACATGGTGGATGTGCAATCATAAGGTCCCACTGTTTATCTAAATGTTTTAAAACATCATCTTGTATGTGATTTCCTACTGTTTCAGTCGGAATTACATCACAACTTACTGCATCATGACCTTTTTTTTTAAAAGCTTCTCTTACAATACCAGAGTATTCACAAGCTATTAAAACTTTCATTATTCAAATTTACCTAATGGTACTTCACTAAATTTATACCAATGCACTTTTCCATTTACATGTTGTCTAACTTTGCTTTCACAATAATCACAAATATAAATGTTTAATTTTTTTGTAGGTATAAAAGTTGTAACTGTTTCGCAATAAGGACATTTACCTAATGCTAATTCACCTAACTTAGATGGCATTACGTTGCTTCACCCCAGTTTACACCCATTGCAAGATCCACTTTGCTAGGTACTTTTAATGGCACATCATCTAAACAATGTTCCATCTGTTGTTTAATTTCTTCTATATCTGAATCATTAGTAATATTAAAACAAAGTTCATCATGTATTTGTAATAGTGGCCGGTGGCCGGTGTTGTAACAGTTGATCATCGCTTGTTTAGTCTGATCTGCTGCTGAACCCTGTATCAATCTATTTAATGCTTTATAAGTCATAGCTCTTTTAATAGAACCTCTTTCATACTTACTTTCAGCCTCTTCTCTAGTCATAGATTTATGAATACCAAAAGTTTTAGGTTCCCATCTGTCAAATCTACAATGTCTTCCTTTAATAGTTACAACACAACCTTTCTTATCAGCTGTAGTCATACATCTATTAGATAACATCTTAACAAAAGGAACTCTCTGATTATAGGCATTTAAAATAGCTTTAGCTTGTTCAATATCTATACCTAATTCTGCAGACAATTTTGCCTTTCCCATACCATAAAACATACCTAAATTAATGGTTTTAGCTTGAGATCTAGGTATATCAGCCATTTCTGCTACAACCTGGTGAAAGTCTGCATCATCGTTTTCATAGGCCTTTAAAAGCTCATAGGAGCCCTCAAAACCCTGATCAACGCTAGATGCATAGTGAACCACCAATCTGGGCTCTTGTTGGCTGTAATCAAAGCTACCCCACTTTTTACCCTCATCAGGCAAGAAAAGGGCTCTAATATGCTTACCAAACTCCTTATTTCTAGCAGGAATCTGTTGTAAATTAGGGTTACTCATGGATAATCTACCTGTAGCAGTACCTCCAGAGTCTGATTTTAACTGATTAATTTCTGCATGAATCCTACCTTTATGTTCGTATCTTAATATTGAATCAATAAATGTAGAGTGAAACTTATTCATCTCTCTAGTCTCTCTTATTAGTTTAGCTAATGGGTGAGGACAATTATGCAACCAATTAGTTGTAAAGCTAGGAGCCTTAGTCTTTGCAGTTCTTTCGTAAGGAATTTTTAGTTTATCAAAGGCTTTAGCAACACTAGCTGCTGCCCATATCTCCACATCATAACCACTCATATCTTTAATTTGTTTTAATCTTTTGTTTTCTTCTTGTATAAAATTTTTCTTTAATGAATCAGCTTTACTGACATCAACTTTGATACCATGTTCTCTCATTTCAATTAAGATAGGTTGTAGTTCAGTTTCTAAACTAAATATATTAGATAAGTTTTGTTGTTGTATTTCTATTTTAAATCTATTCCAAAGTTTTAATGTAAGTTCAGCATCTTGCTCTGCGTAAGGACCTACATAACCTGCAGGTAATCTCCACATATCTGCTTTAGCATCAAGGCCCCACTCTTCTGCTTTTTCTCTTAACTGGGCTTCTGATTTTACTTCCCCTAAATAATCAAATGACAATGCGTTTAAAGAATAACTAAATCTGTCTTCATTAATTAATGCACCAGCTATCATAGTATCATAAATTTTACCTGTAGGTTTTATACCTAAAGATCTAGTCCAACCAATATCATATGAAGCATTGTGACAAACTTTATCTACACCATTCTCCATTAATTTTTTATACCATTTTAAAGTCATAGCCTTATCCATGTTACCACCAGCTTCATGACCTATAGGAAAGTAACCTTTAAAACCATCTGCAGCTACAGCTATTCCTACTACTTCACCATCTTTAGTAGCCCATCCTGGTCCTTTAGTTTTAATGTTAGGATCTCTAGTTTCTAAGTCTACTGCTATAATAGATCTATCAGATAAGTCTGGATAACTTTCTGGTCTTTTCCAATCAGACTCTGTCTGATTAAATACTAATTCAGTTGTCATTAATGTATTTTTTGACTATTATTTGTATCGTGTATCGACTTTACATTACGTAAATTAATTCCTTTTGCAAACAAATAACAGTCTGCACAATAAAATTTTTTATTCTCAACTACGATAGCTTTTTTTCTACACTTTGCGTGTTCGCATTTTATGTTTTTTTTCATCTTTTAAGTGTTCTATCTCCAAATCACAATAGTGTTTTATTTTATCTAGATCTTCAATTGTTTTACCTTTTGTTAAATATCTACAGACATACTTTATTACATTTGCTTGAAAAGGATTCAAGGCATTTTTTCTAATAAAAGTCCAAGGTTGAATAACAAATTTTTGATAATGAGATCCTCCTATTTGTTTATCTTGAGGAAATGCTTCATCAAACATATCTTTATTGCTCATTTATAGTTCTCCGGTTGAAATTAGATGCAAGACGCCCCAAAGGAAAAAAATATGTATGGTTAGTAGAGAGTATATGTAGGGATGTCTTAGACCGTGTAATACCAGTATACCACACCCTCGCTTCAGCCATCTTGTCTTTGAAGTTCTTGGTTGAAAAATTAGATGGCCAATTAGCTTTTTCATATATTAGTACGTTGTCTGCCTCCCCACCTTTAACTGAGTGGATTGTGTCGATTATTATTTTTGCTTTTTCGTTAAATTGAATATTCCTTTTTAACATACTTTCAAAATAATCCAAGTCTCGCACAGTAAATTTTCTGTTTAAGACTTTCCACCAATCTTTCTCTGTAGTTTCTAACCCACAATTTTCTTTTAAAAAATCTAGATCTAAAGGTTGATTAGGATGAATATTTGACCATGCTTTGTTGTCAATTTTTCTCCATCCTTTTTTTATTTGATCAATAAAATCATATAAAACACCTACTTGCTCTTTAGTTATGCTATCGCCTTTTTGTAAGGCTAACCAATGGTTTATGGCATTCCATTTGTTTATATTGAACGATTTATTTCCTCGCATATCTTGGAAGTATAAGCCTTTTTGCCTAGCATATTCTTTAAGCTCATCGACATTATCACCAACTCTGCCTAATACAAACCAAGTTCCTTCTAGTGTATCAAAAGGTACTTCGTTAAATTTACTATAAGTTTTTATTGAACCCATAGAATTATTAGTTGAGGTAAATTCTTTTTGTTGTCTTTCAGGTATAAATTTTAATATTTCTTTAGAAAAATTTAAAATTGTTTCGTTTAATCTATATGACTTATTTAAAATAAATATTTTTCCAGGGAAATCTAAAAAAGTTCTTACTCTTGCGCCATTCCATTCGTAGATAGCTTGATCATCATCTCCTGCTAAATAAACTCTTTTTGCCTGAGCTGCAACCTTATCTACAAACTGCCATTGTAATGGTGTTAGATCTTGAGCTTCATCTACTATAAATACTTTGTAAGATGGTGGATTAACTTCTTCTACATACTTTTCTACCATATCAGTAAAATCCATTTTATTATCTTTTTTAAATTTAATGTAATTTCTTATAATATCTGTGAATTGCTGTAGCCTAACTTTTTTTAACGGTTCCGCTTTGTACAATGAAATAGGGTCTACCAACATGTTTCTAGCCTTATCATAAACTCTTAATGACCAGTTATTAAATACTTTGTGATTAGCATCTTCTTCTGAAAAATTTGCGCTTATAGTTCCCCAATCAGTATGAAACTTTAACATATCTACTCTTGGATCTAGCACAGGTAATGAAGATAATTCTTTTTTACAAAATGAATGAATTGTCCTAAAGTTATTAAAATCATCTTCATTGTATTGTTTAAATTTTTTTAAAACTCTATCTACAGCTTCGTCTATTGCTTTGTTAGTAAAGGAAACATAAACCATTTCATGCGGTAGCACTCCTAACCTTAATTGTTTCTCTACTATCTTTATTAATCTAGTAGTCTTACCTGTACCTGGAGGACCAAATATCTTAAATGTTTTACTGTGAATCTGGGTCAAAAGGTGCTGCCTGTTGGTT